TGATATGCTCGGCTGGGCGGGTGGACCACTCCAGAAGCCCGGAGGCCAGAGTGTCCTTGCCCGCCCTGGCGAAGCCGCTGACGAGTACCAAGGTGGGAGGGGCCATGGTCGTCATCGGCGCTTAGAAGGGGACGCCTTCGGGGGGCGGAGTCTCTTGGACGGTCGGCTGCTGGGAACCGCGGGGGAAACTCAGCTTGTACTTGAACTGAGGCTTGCCGTTCCATTCGCCGTTAGGGGTGACTTCCACGCCGACGAGGCAGGTCACGCCGCAGGCCGGGGAGACGTACTCGATGAACTCCGCAGGCGTGGCGTCCAGACGGATCTCCTTCGTGAAGGAGCCGGAGAACTTGCCGACCAGCATGGCGAGGGCCTTGGGGTACTTCGTTCCGTAGGACTTCGACAGGCAGTTGCCGTTGTCGTCCATGAAGAACAGGCGGGCGGAGGTGGTGCCGTCGTCGTACTGGCGGACCTTCTCAAACTTGGGCTTGATGAGCTTCAGTTTGTAGGTGCCGGAGACTTCGATGGACTTGAGGGGCGGGCGTTCGTTGTTGGGCGGGTTCATGGTGTTAAAATTATTTCCTCCTGTTGATTAGTCCCTTCGCGCAATGCTTAGGGTTCTCATATCCACTCAGGTTAAGGACTGCTTCCGAATGTAAGGACGACATGGGTGCTGCTTTTATCGTGGAGATGCCCCAAGCCGACAGCCAAAGGAAATTGGTTGATCAGGCGAAGTTGATGTTCGTGGCGGCGGTGGGCTTGGCTGCGAGGTCGATGGTCTGGATGCCCTGGTTGTAGGCGGGCCAATGGTTCGACGCGGTGCATTCCTTGTAGAGAGCCAGCGCGCGCTCGAAATCAAAGGCGGCGTTGGTCATCAGTTCCGGCCCGAGTTCGTAGACGGCATGAGCATAGGGAGGCTCCTTCTCGACGGCGATGAAGCGGAAGCCAAGGACGCGGCACTTGTAGGCGGACTCCACGGCCTGACGGTAGAAGTAAGCCTGCAGGTTATAACGGTACTTGCGGACGGCGGAGAGGAAGCCTTGCGGGCTTGCGTCCTCGCAGGTCTTCAGGTCGTAGATGTAGCCGTCATCGGAAATGCCATCGATTGCGCACTTGACCAGCGTCTCGCCGAGGAAGGCCGTGAACATCACTTCCGTCTTCGACAGGACGATGCCGTTGGCCTTCATGCAGGCGGCGGCGGAGTTGGCTACGGCGTCGACAAGCGCGCCTTCTTCGGCGGTCAGGATCGTCTTGCCTTCGTTGGCGGTGGCGAACTCGGCCCAAGCGGCCTTGCCGGCGGACGTGCGCTTGTCCACTTCGGGGGCGATGGCATGGGTCGCGTTGTAGGCGTCGATGCCTTCAAGGGCGAGCTTGTGGACGGCGGTGCCTACGCGGAGGGCCTTGGACTCTTCCCGGGTGCGGGCGAGGTAGGCTTGGTAATGGGCGGGAGACTTGAGCAGTTCCTTCGCCCCGGATTGGTTGAGGGCGATGATGCCGTCATAGATGACGCGTTCGGTGATGAGTTCGGGCATGGGTGTATGTGTTTGGTTGTCGGTGGAAAATTATTTTCTTTCAGGTTTTTCAGATAGCATGACTTTATGCTTTGTACCATCGGTCCTGTGGATAATCATCTGAACACGGTCGCTGTCGCAAACATAGTCCCATCCTTCCTTGATGGCCTCTTGCTCGGTACCCAAGACTTGCGGAAAGCAAAATGAAAACCTTTCGCCACAGCACTCACAAAATGGGTAACCGTACATCCCAAGGTCATCAAACTTTGATTTGGCTTCCTTCTCTGACCCGGCTTCAATGATCACAACAGACGCAACATTTTCATCGGTGATGATGTAGCCGCCTGAGTTATTCTGGTCGAATATGTAGAACATAATTATAGGTCGCCGTCTTCGGGAGCGGACTCCTCGACGCTGGCGGAGATGCGGCGCACGTCCTCCAAGGCGGCCTCGGCGGAGTTCTCCATCGCCTCAAGGGTGTTCCGCAGGACGCGCAGCTGGACGACCAGGACATGGATGCGATCGTGGAGCGGCTTCACTTGGGCGGACTCATCGGCGGTATGCACGGTGTCGGTGAACAGGGACAGTTCGGCGATGGCTGAGGAAGTCAGGTCGGAGAGCGTCGTCAGGTCTTCGACGTGCATCTCGACGCGGGTGGCGAGGGATTTGACGATAGCCAAGTCCCCGGTGATTTTCTCGACGAGCCGTTGGATGTTGTCGCGGTTGGTCATTTGTTGAAGGCAAGTTCCTTTATCTCCCCATTAGGGGCGAGAAGAAAATATCGGACGACGGAGCGGGCGAGGGACGGCTGGGTCTTGCGCTTCCACGCGGCGAGGTCGGAGAGGAAGTCCGCGTGTTTGCGGGCGGTCATCTCGACGTAGGGGTAGCCGTCCAGGAGAAGCAGCAGGGCGTACTGCTTCGGGACGGTGGCGGCGATGCGTTCGATGCCCTTGGGGGTTTCAGGCATTGGGCTTGCCCTCCTTGGCGGCTTCCCAGCCATACCTCGCTTCATTTATACGTACTAAACCGCCATGAATAATAGCATCTTCCATCGCATCCCCGGCCTTGGTCAGCCGCTCGACCTCGTCTTTAAGCTGAACAACATTAAGCGATAGGGAATAAATGCCCTTATGGAGATGGGCATTTTCAGCTACAATACGCTCAACCTCGGTGCTGAGGATGGCGTTCTTAGCCTGTAGTTCTTCGATGGTCATCAGAGTTGCCCGGTCTTCGCTCGGTTCCACTTGGCGATGGTGGCGATCACCACGGCCTTGGCGATGGCATCGAGGTGATTGGACTGCGCCACGTCATCGAGGACGCGGGCGAGTTCATTCCCGGCGTAGCGCATAGCCTGAATATGCTCCTGCTGGTTCTGGCACCGGGTCTCGGCGGCCTTGGCGGTCTGCTCCCAGAAGGCGGAATGGTCAGCCATTGTTGCGGGCCTCCTGCCAGTCCTCGATGGCTTCCGTCCGTTCGGCGGCGTCGACGCGGCCTTCGTGGCGGATGACGTACCAGAGGCCGTCCCCGGCTTCCCGGAGAGCGGCGACCTGACGTTCCAGCTGATTGATGCGGGCGTCCTTGGCGGCGAGCAGGTTCTGCCCGTGCAGGGCGCCGAAGGCGTTAAGGATGGGGTCGTTCATCGGGTCAGGGGGCGAGGGGTGGCGGTGGCAGGGGCGGGCTGGGAAACGGGCGTAGGACGGAAACCAGAGGCCACGGCGCCGTCATCGTCGAGGTCGACGGAGATGCCGCACGCGGTCTGGATGGACTGCCGGCGGATGTAGGTGATGGCCCCGCCGATCTGCTGGGCAGTGAGGCCTTCAGCCTTCACCAGCAGGGTGCCGAAGTCGAAACGCTCCCCGCTGGAATGCAGGAAGGCGGTGGAGACGCCGACCTTGCCTTCGGAGGAGACGAGCGTCTGGATGAGGGCGAGGTCGTGGTCGAGCAGGACGGGCTTGATGGCGTCGAGCAGCGCGTCGAGGGAGACATACTTCGCCTTGAAGGCGGGGTTGATTTTGTTGGCCTTCACGTTGTCCAGGGCGGCGAGCGCTTGAACGAGTGCGGCGGTGGCGGAGGTCGGGGGCGTGGTGGGTTTGCTCATGGTGGGAAATTACTTGGTCGGCTCGATGGGAGCCTTGGTGACTTCGCCGGCCTTGATGGTGGCCTCGATGTCGGCGAGGGACATGCGGGTATAGCCGGGCACGAAGAGGTTATAATAGGTCACGCCGTTGCGGACGGTGGGCGTCAGGAGTCGGGCCACCTTCTGATCGGGCAGGACGATGTAGGACGAGTCCGCGATGATGCGGTAGTCGGCGGGAAGTTTAGGGTCTTTCTTCATTAGGTTTGGAGAGTTTGCAAAATAAAGGTTCTTACAGAGTTATGGAAACTCAGTTGATGACGCCGCGGCGGGCGGAGTCGAAGATGAGGAGGGCGTCGGCGTTCCAGAGGGTGACGTCGACGGTTGGGAACAGTTCGCAAGCCCGAGCCTTGAGCTTGTTCTTCCACTGCGTCGTGGAGAGTTCGCCCTTGGTTCCGCAGGTGTGCGTCTTCTGCCAGACGGCGGGACGGATGCGGTGGATTTTCCAGCCCATGGCGACGGCGGCGCCGTAGAGGACGCCCGTGTTCCACATCAGTTTGCCAATCGCGGAGCCGGGGATGTTCTTGCCGGCGAACAGCGGGGGTTCCTCAAGGTAGAGGCTCACGTCCTTGGCCTTGCAGGATAGGTCGGCGAGGAGTTGGCAGACTTCCACGTCGCTTGCAGGCATCTTGGCGCATTCCACGGGGTCGCCGTCGAACGACCAGCAGATGCCGCCATTCACGCCTGGGTCGATTGCCACGAGGAGGTTCGCCATAGGGAAAGACCCTTGTCAGCGGGTCGCTTGGGACAAGCGGAAAAGATTGGCGACCCTGACCGCGTAGTCATTCGGGGCGAAGCGGCGGGCCACGGCGCCCGACCAGCCGACGTTCCAGACGAGGGCCAGCTGCTCGGGGGTCGGGGTCAGGTTGCCGATGCGCTTGAATCTGTCGCGGATGGTGGCGAGGTGGGCCATGGCGATCATGTCCTGGGCGTCGGCTCGGCGCCACTTGGACCACGGGAAGCGGTAGTGGCCCTCGCGGGCCAGACGCTCCTCGGCGTCCTTCCAAGCGGCATAGCCTACCTGATACATGCCACGCTCACCGGCCTTGCCGATGGCCTTGCGATCCATGCCTGTCTCGACGTGGGCGATGGCTTCCAGCAGGGCGGCATCGGACTTGGCCTCGGCGGTCAGGCCGAAGAGCAGCAGGGCGACGACGGAGAAGCGTGAGGCGAGGTTCATCGGGCTTGGAGGGTCGGATGTTTCGGCGGGCGACCTACGCCGGCATAGGGGAAGGACAGGCCCATGCGGGAGGCCGCTTCCTGGACTGCCCGGAGTCCATAGCCGTACTCGTAGGCCGTCTCTTTGGCGGTCAGGCCGCGCTTCATTCCCTCGATCACGGCGAAGCGGGACGGCGGGCGACCCTTGAAGGTTGAGTTGCCTTTGTTCACGACTGCTTTCCCTCCTTGGCGGCGTTGGCGGATGCTCGGTATGCTTCCCATTCTTCGTCCGCCTGTTTCTTGGTAAATCCAATGCCAATCAAATCCTTCTTAGACATCCTTAAATCAAGCATTCCGTAGAGGTCTTTCGCAAGACTGTTTGAAAATGCCAATGCCTTGGTCAGCCGCTCGACCTCGGCCTTGAGGCGGGCGTAGTCCTCCCACTTGACCCACTTGCCGTTGTAGTGTTCCTCCATCCCTTCTGGGATGTAGTCCTTGTGGTAGCAACGCTGGTATCGCTTCGGCTCGCTCA